CCTTCCCCCCAGACCCCCCAACCACCCACACCCTCCCGCGAATATAACCCCCCTATATCCCCCCAAGCCGATCAGCCTGCCGGGCCATCTCGCCGGAAGCCGAAACGGGCTATCCCCGATGGTTTCCCGTCTGCCGAGGCCATTGCCGAGCAGCAAGCGAAGGCCCGATCGGTCGGGGCGAACCTCGACGTGGCCAACCAGGCCGAGCGTTTCCGGAACTGGTCGATCGGCAACGACGCTCGGTACGCCGACTGGGCAGCGACGTGGCGGAACTGGTGCGACAGGGCGATCAAGAACGCCCCGAAGACGGCCGTCGCCGCCGCGCAGAGCCGGGCCACCCCGTCCGAGGCGGACCGCTGGCGCCGCTGGCTGCGGGAGTACCGCCTGAACGGCCACTGGCCGTCCGATGACGCCGGGCCCAGGCCGGGCCATCCCGCCTGCCGCGTCCCTGCCGCCCTGCTGGCGGAGTTCGGGCACGCACCGGCGCCCGCCGCAAACGACCACAAGCCCGACCTGTTCGCCCAAGGAGACGCAGCGTGACCGAACTTCACGAAATCCAGCGGCACGTCGTCGCGCGGATTGACCAGCGCCCGGTCGGCTCGGCGTCGCGCTTCGCCCTCATGGATGCGGCCGACGCCATCAGTAGGGCCATCGCCGCAGAGGCCCGAGACGTCGGCGCCCAAACAGCCCATTTCGACCCTGAGCACCACCCCGAAACCCAGCAATCTCGGGCTCCAGACGTTGGCGCCGAACTCGGAGGACACCACCCATGAGCAAGGCCGACCGCGCCAAGAAGCGCCAGCAACGGAAGCGCTACGCCAAGCCCTCCATGCCGAGGGTGATCGGGGCGAATGACAACATCGAGGCGGCGAACGACAACACGGCGCCGGTCTCGATCCGGGGCGTCCGACTGACCGACAGCCAGGCGCTGCGGTTCATGGCGGCCGAGGCCAAGGTCGCGTCGCCTGACCTAGACCAGCAGCGGGACGGCCAGCGCATGTTCCGCGCCCTGGACGCCGAGATCGATGCCCGCATCCTCGAGCGGGACGCCAAGGCGAACCTGGAGGAGCTGCGGAGCCTAGAAGCCCTGCGCGGTTTCGACATCGGTGTCTCGGATCATGAGAAGGCGAGGGGAGCGCCGCGCGCTTCGCGGGACGGTCTGGAGACCCTGCTGACGGCCGGCTCGATCACGCGCACCCAACACGCGGCTGGCCTCCGCTATCGGGCGGATTACGAAATGCTGGACCCGGAGAAGGGCCTGACCCCTCCGACGCTGGACCCGGCCCTGCGCAACATTGTCCGCGGCGGCGAAGGCTTCGCCCAGAAGCGCCGGGAGCGGGAGGAGTTCGTGCGCGATCTGGAAGCGATGATCCAGGAGGAAGACCGGACGTTCCGTGGGGCGCTGGGCAAGAGCGACGTCGAGCGGCTTGGCCGGGCCGTTTGGGCGCTGCGGGAGGTGGCGGGGAAAGGCGGGAGCCTGCTATCGCTCACTTCCAGTGGATCAACGCGAACGGCGATCTCCGAAGCGTTGATTGTTGGGCTGGACTGTGCAGCTATTGCATATGGCTTGGAGTAGGCCATTCCTACCCGGAGCGCGATATTGAGCGACGACACGATTGTTCATTTCCCCCGACGAGCCCCGCCCCCCGTACCGGCGGTCGCCCCCAACGCGCTCGAGCAAATATTCGCCGAGATCGAAGCGGCCGTGAACGCCGGCCTATTCTACGCCGCGCTGTCCATCACCGTCTCGATCCCCGACATCTGCTGCACCCTGGAGGGCAAGGCACCGGTAAACTGGGAGACTTACAAGGCGTGGTTCCGCGAGAACGTCCGGCGCTATCAGAACTTCGGTGCAGACGAGTGCTGGGAAATGCGGTGTGGCGTGGTTCACAACGCCCGCCTCATGGGCGGGAAAGACAAGCGATCAGACTTCGATCGGATACTCTTCACCCCGCCCGGATCACCCTTCCAACTCCACGACAGCGTGACGGAAATGCACGGGGAGCGCATCCTGTACATGGCGGCGGTCCCGTTCTGCCACGAGATCGTCGCTGACGCGCGAGCCTGGGCCGCTCGGAACGCCGCGAACGATGCCGTTCTTGCCAACTTGCCGAATGTGGTGCGGCTCCGCCCGAATGGCTACGGCCAGCACATCGTGGGAGCGCCCGTTATCGGCTAGGCTGGCTGCGGTCTTGACACCGGACAGGTAATCCCTGACATCAGGCAAATCGGGCGTTTCGCCCAAAGCAAGGCTCCTCCCTCTCGGGCGGGGCCTTTTCTTTTGCCCTCCGACCACGTTCTGAGCTGCGGCGTACGGCTGGATCGGCGGACACCTCACGACATTCCGGAGATCACCAATGGTCCCCATGAAGGCCCTCGTGGGCTTCTCCTTGGCCGACGGCTCGGCAGCCGCCGGCGTCACCTTCAATGCCAAGGATGCAAAGGCGGCTGATCGCCTGGAGGCGGCTGGCGTTGCGGATCGGGTGAAGCCTGAGCCACAACCCAAGCCGAAGGCCCCGGATGCCAAGGCCGCTTGAGTTCAACGAGGCCGTGGCGGACGCGATCTGCGAGCGTCTGGCCGATGGCGAAAGCCTTCGCTCGATCTGCAGCGACGATGAGATGCCGGCCAAGTCGACCGTCTTCAAATGGCTCGGTTTGATCCCAGCGTTCGCGGACCAATACGCGAGAGCCCGTGAGACACAGGCCGATAGCCTGGCCGACGACATCGTCGATATCGCAGACAACAAGGCGCTGGAGCCGAACGACAAGCGGGTCCGCATCGACGCTCGGAAATGGCTGGCCGGGAAGCTGCGACCCAAGGCCTACGGCGACAAGGTCGCAGTTGTCGGCGGCGACAAGACGGACGCCCCGATCCGCCATTCCCATTCCTTCGACCTGAGCGCCGCGAGCGACGAGGAGCTGGATGTCATCGAGCGCTTCATTCGTCGATCTGCCAACGCTGGAGGAGATCAGGGCGGAGAGGGCGCGTCGGAAGGCTGAGGCCGACCGCAAGCGCCTGATCGAACACCAGGGCGAGATCCGCGCCCGCTGCGACAGCCTGCATGGCTTCATCGAGGAGCATTGGTCCATCCTCGAGCCCAAGCGCCCGTTCAAGTCGGGCTGGGCGCTCCGGGCGATGTGCAAGCATCTGGAGGCGGTGACGGCCGGGCGCATCCAGTTCCTGTTGATGACCGTGCCGCCGGGCATGATGAAGTCCCTTCTGCTGGTCTTCTGGACGGCCTGGGAGTGGGGGCCGAAGGCGCGGCCGGACCTGCAGACGCTGGCCACCTCCTACAGTCAGGCCAACGTCCTGCGGGATAACCTGAAGCTCCGGCGTCTGGTTGAGAGCGAGAAATATCAGGCGCTCTGGCCGATCCAGCTTCGGGCCGACCAGAACGCCAAGGGCAAGTTCGAGAACACCGAGAACGGGTTCAGCGAGGCGCGGCCGTTCAGTTCGATGACCGGCGGCCGGGGCGACCGGGTAAAGGTCGACGACCCCCATTCGACCGAGACCGCCGAGTCGGACACCGAGCGGGCTAATGCAGTCCGCATCTTCCGCGAGGGCATCTCCGACCGTCTGAACGACGTCACCACCTCGGCCATCGTCATCATCATGCAGCGGCTCCACGCCAAGGACGTGGCGGCGGTGGCGCTGGAACTGGATATCGGCTTCGTTCACCTGAACCTGCCGATGGAGTTCGAGGCCGAGCGGATCGGCGAAGACGGGAAGGTCACGGGCGGCGCGTGTCGGACCTACGTCGATGGCGAACTGTTCTTCGAGGATCCGCGGACTGAAGAGGGCGAGCTTCTCTTCCCTGAGCGCTTCCCCGCGGCTGAAGTCGCCAAGCTCAAGAAGGCCAAGGGCTCGTATGCCTGGGCGGGCCAGTATCAGCAGCGCCCTTCGCCTCGCGATGGCGGCATCTTCCGCCGGGAGTGGTTCAAGCCGGTCTCGGTCATGCCCGCCGGGCCAAAGCGCACAGTCCGCGCCTGGGACGTGGGCGCCACCGAAGGGGGAGGCGACCCCAGCGCCGGCGCCCGCTGCACGCAGGTCGGATATGGCGAAGAGGCCACCTACTACTTCACCGACGCCAAGGTCGGGCAGTGGAGCCCGGCGCAGTTCGAGGCGCAGTTGAAGCTGACGGCGGCGGCCGACACGACAGAGGTCACGGTTCGTCTTCCTCAGGACCCCGGCGCGGCCGGTAAGGGATACGTCCAGACGCTGGTGAAGAAGCTGCCCGGCTACACCGTCCGGTACGAACAGCCCACGGGCTCCAAGCTCACCCGAGCCACCGCCCTGGCCACCCAGGCCGAGGCCGGAAACGTCTTCATCCTCACGACGGGGGACCCCATGCGCGATGCCTGGATTGAGCCCTTCCTCGATGAACTTTGCACCTTCCCGTCAGCCGCTCATGACGACCAGGTCGACGCCGCGGCCGATGCTTTCAACGAACTGGCGCTCGGTTCTCGTCCCGCCCGCAAGGTAAAGGTCAGCTTCTGATGGCGGTGAACGAGCGCGATCCGGCTTGGGCAGCTCATGCCGACGCCCGGAAGAAGGTCCACAACCTGCTGAGCGGCCGAGAGGATGCGCTGGGCTATGTGCGGGCCTTGCCAGGTCACGACGACGCCACGGCGAAGCGGTTCCGCGAAGGGGCCTACTATCTCCCGGTCACGGCGCGCACGGCCGAGGCCTTCAGCGGTCTGGTTTTCGGCAAGACCCCTACGCGCTCGAACCTCGACGCTCTGGACGCCTATCTCGGCGACGTGACCGGCTCCGGCCAGGACATCGACCGTTTCGCCGAGCAGGGCTTCGACGGCATCCTGTCTACTGGCGCCGTCATGGTGTTGGTCGACTATCCCGACGCTCCGGCTGGGGCGACCAAAGCCGACGCCGAGGCCGAGGGTGTTAGGCCCACCCTGAAGCTGTACGACGCCACAGCGATCCTTGCGGCCCGCGTTCAGAAGGTGGGGGCGGCGCTGAAGCTCTCCCACATCCGAGTCGCCGAGCAGATCGAGGAGAAAGACCCGGCCGATGAGTTCAAGCTCAAGCAGGTGGCCCAAGTCCGCGTGCTGGATCTCGATGAGGCAGGCTTCTATCGCCAGCGCGTCTTCCGGCAGTTGGACAGCAAGTGGGTGCAGTTCGGAGACACGGTCGAGCCTAAGCGCCAGAATGGCCGGCTGAATGTCATCCCGGCCTTCTTCTCGAACCCGCGCGATGGCGAGCCCAACCCGGCCCGTCCGCCGCTTGACGACATTGCCGACATCAGCGTCGCGCACCTGAACAACTCGGCAGCCTTGGAATGGGCGCTGCTGTGGACGGCCAATCCGACGCCGGTCTTTAAGGGCCTGAACATTGGAGAGGGGGAGACGGTTAAGCTCGGTTCGTCCGAGGGGCTGGTCGTCACCGAGGGCGGCGACGCCAAGTTCATGGAGTTCACCGGCTCGGGCCTGTCGGAGTTGCGTCTCGCGCTGGAAGCCAAGCGGAAGGACGCGGCATTGATGGGCGCCCGGATGCTGCTGGAGACCGGCCGGGCGGCCATTGCGGCGGAGACGGCTCGTATCGAGCGGGCAGGGGAGACTTCCGTCGTCTCTGGCATCGCCAACGCCCTGTCGGACTGCCTGACGAAGGCTCTGACCTTCATGGCCGATTGGGCTGGGGTGTCGAGCGAGGGCATCCAGTTCTGGCTCAACACCGACGTGAACCCAGCCGGCCTCTCTGCGCGGGAGCTGACGGCGCTGCTCGCCGCCTGGCAGTCGGGCGCGATCACGCTGGAAGACCTGTTCGAGAACCTGCAGCGGGCTGAGATCGTGGACCCGGCCAAGAGCTTCGAGGATCACCGCGAAGAACTGGACACGGAAGGCGAAGGGCTCGGCACCGTGAAGGACGACGCGGCATGACAAAGGCTCTGGCGCGCGACGCCGCTGTGATCTGGTGTGATCGGGGCTGGCAGCCGGTCTATTTCGGCTTCTGCCCTTCACGGAAGGCCTGGAGCCGCGAGATGCGGAAGATGGGCTGCAAGGAGCCGTATCCAGCCAACGACGGTTGCGCCACGACCTTCACTCAGAAGGACGGCAAGGTCTGCATCATCGTCACGCTCGGCAAGGCCCAGCACGCTGACGGCCGGACCCGCGTCGAGGTCGCCGGTCTGCTTTGCCACGAGGCCACGCACGTCTGGCAAGAGGTGCGCAAGGTCATGGGCGAGAAGGAGCCGTCGATCGAGTTCGAGGCCTACGCCATGCAGGCTATCTTCCAGGGGCTCTATCAGGCATGGCTGGACACCGCGGCACCCGACGAAATGCTGGCTCGGGGCGCTAAGCGGGAAGCCGCCTGATGGCCTCCCCAGCCGAGCGCCTGATCGACGAGGCGGTCAAGCACAGGATCGCGCTGTCCCGCTATTCGACGGCGACCGTCCGCAAGGTCCTGGCGCTGTTGAACCGAACAGACGCACGGCTGGTCGAGCGCATCCTTCGGGCCGACAACGAAGGCCGCGACCCGGTTCAGTTGGAGCGGCTGCTGGAAGAGGTCCGAGCGCTTCAGTCTGATGGCTGGACCGTGCTGCGCGGACGGCTCAACGAGGACGTGGCGGCTCTGGCCGACGCTGAGCGGCTGTTCACGGAGCGCATGGTTCACTTCGGGCAGCGATCGGTCGGCCTGGCCACGGTCACGAACGCACCGACGACGGCCCAGGTGGTCGCTGCGGTGAATGCACGACCCTTCCAAGGCCGTTATCTCCGGGGCTGGCTGGACGAAGCAGAAGCGGGCGCCGCCAAGCGCGTCAGGGAGACGCTGCGGCAGGGATTTGTCGAGGGCCGGTCGGTCACGGCGCTGGTCCGCGAAATCCGAGGGACGCGGGCGCTCCAATACAAGGACGGGGTGCTGGAAATCAGCCGGCGCGGGGCTGAGGCGATGGTCCGGACGGCGCTGACGCATACGGCCGCCGTCGCATCCAAAGAGACCTACGCGGCCCTCGGGGTTGACCAGGTCCGTTTCATCGCCACGCTGGACGCACGAACGACCATCACCTGTGGCGCGCTGCACAACTCAGTGCACCCGCTGGAGAGCTTTCCGTGGCCGCCTCGGCACGTGAACTGCCGATCGACAACGGCGCCGGTCATCAAGGGCCTGCCACCCATTGAGGCGCCGTCCTATTCGGACTGGCTGATGCGCCAGCCGGTCGAGGTTCAGAACGAGGTCCTGGGCGTCCGCAAGGCCCAGCTATTCCGCACCGGCAAGCTGACGCTGGACCGCTTCGTCGACAGCAAGGGCAAGGTGCTCACTATGGAGGAGCTTAGGGTTCGTGATGGCAAAGCCTTCGAGTAAACGTCCGTTTGATCGCAAGGCTGAAGCCCAGCGAGTGCTCCGCGTTCAGGCGGAGCTACTCCGCGAACTGTATCTGGCCGGGATTCCTCTGACCGATCCGAATGGCTCTCCAACGGTAGAGCAGTGGTCCAGATGGTTCGAGGCCATGCACGAGGCGCACCAGTGGACTTCAGGTGAAGGTGACGACCTTTGGCCGGACTGGGCTGGTGCGGCGTTCGGCGAGGTGCCCAGCGAGGGGAGACGGCTCGCGCTTCATGCGGTAGATTGCGGCCGTGAGCAGCCCTTTCCGCCTAATCCACGGAACGCCCGAGCCGGAAGGCCCGCGCAAGCGCATGAAGGCGCAGGCGAAGCCGTCTCACATCGTCCGCTGCCCTCGCTGTACCGGCCTCGCGATGATTGAGGTGAAACTCGGCATGGTCTGGAAGAACGGGAAGCCGACCGGCGGCCAGAAGCAGATTGTGTGTGCGACCTGCCTGGCGCGCGGTGAGCATATGGTCCTCTAGCGGCGACCGATGCCTTTGAAGGCCTTTCGGGCCGAAGCAAGTGCTGCCTTCCGCACCGCATCGACAGCGGCCTTCTTAATCGCGCCGAAACGGCCAACATCGATGCCGCATTGCGGGCAAGAAACGATCTGATCGTCCGTCATAGATTTTGAAAGCGGAACCCCGGCGCCACACTCCTTGCAGGTGGCGGTGATTGGAATTTCATGAGTGGTCATTTGGCCCTCCTATCCATTGATAACACGGTTTTGGCTCGTCGTTAGGGGCGGGCCTTTTTCATGTCCCGTGCAGAGCCGGGGCATCCACCAGGGCGTGAGCTGAGCAGCGCCCCCTCTGTCCGCTGAGCGGGAGGAACTACCCACCATGAACACCACCAAGAACCGCCTTCTGGGCGGCGGCTCCGTGCTGCCTGTCATTGGCCGGATGACGCCGCGCGAACGTGCAATGGGCCGCTATCTTCGCGGGCTTGACGATCACCCGCCTGCTGGCCCCGGTGCTGGCGAGGAAGATGAGCCCAAGCCGATCGATCCGGCGGCTCATGCGGCCCTCGCCAGCGCCCATGAGCGCCTGAAGAGGGACGCCAAGGCCGACCGCGACGCCCTGAAGGAACTGAAGGACCGCTTGGACGCGGCCGAGGCCGAGAAGCAGCAGGCCGAGGAAGAGAAGGCGACCAAGGATAAGGATGTCGAGGGCCTGCGCACCCAACTCGAGACCAAGCACGGCCGCGAACTGAAAGCAGCCACTGACCGCGCCGAGAAGGCCGAGCGCCAGGTCGAGAAGCTGGTCATCGACAACGGCCTGTCGGCCGCTTTGGACGAAGCCCGCGTGAAGCCGGAACTGAAACGCGCGGCTGCTGCTCTGCTGCGTGAAGGCGTCGAGCTCAAGGACGATGACGGCGAGCCGGTTGCCTACAAGGGCGGTCTCCCGCTGGCCGAGGCCATCAAGCTCTGGGCCGAAGGCGACGAGGGCAAGCCTTTCGTGCTGGCCGGCAACAACGGCGGCGGCGCCCCCGGTGGCAAGGGCGCGCATTCTGGCCCCAACCCCTGGAAGCAGGGCCCAACCTTCAATCTCACGGATCAGGACCGGATCGAGAGGGAGAAACCCGAACTCGCGGCCCGACTGAAGGCTGAAGCGGGCGCGGCCTAAGCCGCCCGCGCACTCGATGCGCGCGCCATCACGGCCGCGTCTGAACCCCTAACTCAAATAGGAGACGGACAATGGCTGTGACCCAGCTTTCCGACCTGAAGTTCGGTCCCAACTGGGAGCGATACACGACTGAAGCGGCCACGCGCCTGAACGCCTTCGCGGCGTCGGGCGTGCTGGTGCGCGATCCCTTCCTGGACAGCCTCGCGGCTCAACAGGGCATCACCTACAACCTGCCGCACTACAAGCGCCTGACGAAGAACGAGCCGAACGTCTCGTCCGATGATCCGACGCAGAAGGCCACGCCGCAGAAGATCGGCACCGGCGTTGAGGTGGCCCGCAAGCTGATGCGGAACAACGGCTGGTCCTCGGCTGACCTGAACACGGCCTTCATCGCGAACGATCCGATGGCCGAGATCGGCAATCAGGTCGGTGAGTACTGGGCGGCTGTGAACCAGGACACGGTGTTGAACACCGCCCTGGGCCTGCTGGCCGACAACATCGCCAACGACAGCGGCGACATGCTGGTCAACGTCGCCACGGACGCCACCGGCGCCCCGACCGACGCTGAACTGTTCGGCACGGACATCATGATCAACGCCGCTCAGACCATGGGCGACGCCAAGGCCAAGTTGGTGGCGATCGCCGTCCACTCGGTGATCCATGCCCGGATGCAGCGCATCGGCGCCCTGACGGATCACTTCGATCCTGAGACCGGCGCGCTGGCGTTCCAGTCGTTCCAGGGCAAGCGCGTGATCATGGACGACGGCATGCCCGTCACCGTGGGCACGAACCGCGTCACCTACACCTCGATCCTGTTCGGGGCAGGTGCCTTCCGTCACGGTGCCGGGTCGCCGAAGACCCCGACCGAGGTTGAACGCGAAGCCGCTGGCGGCAACGGCGAGGGTATCGAGACGCTGTGGAACCGTCGCCAGGACATCCTGCATCCGACCGGGTTCGCCTGGAAGGAAGCATCGGTTGCCGGTGATAGCCCGACGTATGCCGAACTGAAGGCGGCGGCGAACTGGGATCGCGCTTTCGAGCGCAAGAACGTCCCGCTGGCCTTTGTCCGCACTAACGGCTGAGCCCTACGACAACCTGAGCGACAGGGCGGCCTCCGGGTCGCCCTTCGCCTTTCTGGAGGCCTCAATGGCTGACCTGAACTTCCTCAACCGGGTGGCGCAGAACGGCGGGACGATCCCGACCGACCTTCGCACCGAACCCGAGATCAACGCCGATCAGGATGAGATCGACCGCCTGCGCGCCCGCATTACCGCTCTGGGCGGCAAGGCCCATCACAAGGCCGGCGTCGACAAGCTGACCGAGGTGCTGAACGCTCTGCTGGACGACACGTCTGAGGGTCTATCCCGGCGCGAGATCAACGCCGATCTGGAAAACCTCAAGGTCGAGTTCGACCCCTATGGCCCGCGTGAAGAGCTGCTGAAGCTGCGCGAAGAGGCCAAGGCCGAGATGGAGCAGGACGATGGCGTTTCCTAAGGATCAGCAACGCTCTCTGACCCGTCTCTATCGGTGGCTAGCGCCGCTGTCCGGGCGGATAGAGCAACTTCCGGACGCCGGTAATGAGACCGTAGTGGCCTTGCCTTCGACGCTCGGCGCGCCTGGCCAGGTCCTCGCGGTCAATGCTGCTGGTGACGGCCTGGAATGGGTCACGCCCTGATGCTGATCGTCGAGAATGGCGTGGTGAGCTGGCCGGCGGGTCCGCTCGCTACGGTCGATCAGGCCGACGCATACGCCCAGGCTCGCGGCTGGTCCGATTGGGCTGCCCTTACGCCTGAGCAGAAGAGCGGCGCCATTTTCGACGCATCGGCCTACGTGCGGGCCTCCTATCGGCCCCCCGCTAAGGTGAGCGCCGCGGTTGAAGAGCAGATCAGCGAAGCCGTCATCGAGGCGGCCCGGCTGTCTCTAGCTTCGCCCCTGATCGGCGGCGACAAGGCTGCACAGGCGGCGCGCAAGTCGGTGAAGGCAGGATCGGTCGCGGTGGAATACGAAACGTCGTCTGCGGAAAGCCGCAGCGCAGCGCGGCTGGCTCTGGTGGCGGGCCTCATGCGCTATGCGGGCGTCTATCCCATCGGCTCCGGCGTGAACGTCAGGCTGGCCAAGTCGTGAGCATTCTCGACGACCTGCCCGAAGCTATCGCCGAGGCGCTGGACGACGTGTTCCGCGATGGCGTGCTGAAGGTGCCGAGCGAGCCGACCTCGGACGGGCAGGGCGGATGGATACCGGGCGCCCCGACCACACATCCCTGCAAGGCACTGGTCGATGACTACAGCGACATGCGGCGGGCGACGGCGGGCATTCCGGCCCATGACCGAAAGATCATCATCCTGGCGGCCGGTCTGAGCGTCGCTCCGGCTGTCGGGCACACCATCACCGTCGAGGGCAGGGACTGGCAGATCGTCGCCCTGACGCGCGACCCGGCTAAGGCGGCCTGGGAGGTTCAGGGGCGCTAAGCGGTTTCCAGAGGAAACGGGACGACGGGCGAGCCCTTTGGAAACGACTCGACAACCCTGAAGGCTTCGTTTGGTTCGAACAAAGCTGCGTCCGTTTTTAACTCACTCCAAGTGCGGTCCTCCCGCAGGAACAGTCTCGGTTCAGTCGTCGTAACAACCACATAATCCATCTGGCACCTCTCGTTGCGGAGCACTAGCGATGGCCACCGTCACGATCAACCTCGCCGCTCTGGAGCGCATCGCCGAAGAAAAGGCCGTTGCGGGCATCCAGCGCGCGGCTCTTGCCGGCGAAGCGATCACCAAGGCGAACCTGTCCCGGCCCGGCTCCGGCCGCCTCTACGGGAAGCATCAGGCTTCGGCTCCGGGCGAGCCTCCCGCCGTCGACACTGGCCGCCTGCGCAATGCGACCCAAGCCGACACGCAAGTCCGCCGGGATGGCGACGACATCGTCGGCCGAGTGGTGGCGAACGTCGATTATGCGCACGCCTTGGAAGTCGGCACCGAGCGCATGGCACCGCGACCCTTCCTCGGCCTGCTGGCCACCGACCACGCCGACGACCTGCGGCAGGCGTTTATCGAGGGAGCGAAGGATTGAACTCCACCGCCACGATCTTCGCCCGCCTGTCCGCCGTCGCCCCTTCGCTGGCCACCTGGAACAACGCCCCGGCCATCTTCAACGAGGCGGCGCCCGACGACTTCCTCGACCAGGAGCCGAAGCCGTCAAAGCCGTTCCTGATCATCGCCGTGCCAAGCCGTGACGAAGCGCTGGAGACCTTCACCGAGACCGGCCGCCTGATCGTGCAGGACGTGCGCGGCTATCAGCGCAGGACCGGCTCAGCCGCCCAACTCGACACGCTGATGCGTCAGGTCCGTGACCTCTTCCATAACCGCCCCGGCGAACTCGTCGTCACCGGCGGCAAATGCGACGTGGCCCGCGTCACCGGGCCCGTCCAATCTCCGACGACAGACGAGGCCTACACCGGCCGCCGCGTCACGATCCGACTGGATCTCGTCAACACCTGAAACCCGAACTGGAGATCGAAATGGCTCTATCGCGCACCAAGAGCATGCGCCTGCGCATCGTAATGTGGATCGGCACGCAGCTGTTCCGTGTGCCGATCCAAGTGCATCAGCGCTACTTCTGAACCACCTTTGGCATGATCGATTTCAGGGTGAACGGCATTACGAATGCGCCCCTGGCGATGCATGGTCTGTCGGTCACATCAACGACAAACAGCTTGTCCCTCGTGTTGCTCAGTTTGGACTTGAAGTAGAGCCGGTTCTCGAAGCTGTCCAAACTCTCATCCGTCTCGACGAGGGCGAACGACGTGGTTTCGTCCCACATTTTCCCCTTCAGCTTCAGCTGCTCCATCAAGCTATCGTATCGCTCGCTGTAGTCGCTGTCGGACTTGAGCTCGAAGCTGACCGCATAAACACCCACCACAACCTCCGGCTTTGATTTGAGAGGCGATTATTTCGCCGAACAATGTGCCGTGAGTCTATCCCCAACGCGCCCAGGGCAGGCTGTGCGCGGCCTTTTCCATGCCTGCAAAGGAACTGAGCAATGGCAACTCTTGTCCAAGGCGCTGTGAAGGTCGAGATCGACACTTCGGCAACTGAGACCCCCGACTGGACCGTCATCCCTGGCGTCACCACGGCCTCCTACACGGGCGGCACGCCGCGCGAGACCGACGCCACCGACTTCGACACGCCGGTGGGCGAGACGGAGACGCTCTACGGCGCCCGCACGAACCCGCCCCTGACCTTCCAGATGCACCTCCAGCCCGGCGACGCGACGCAGGAGCTGCTGTTCACGGCCTACGCCTCGGCAGAGGACGTGAAGGTTCGCCTGAAGGGGCTGACCAAGGCGACGGTCTTCGTTGGCCGCGTCGTGATCGGCGAGAGCCACAGCGTCGACGGCAAGATGATGAGCGATGTCTCAATCATGCCCAAGGCGGCGCCGGTTCGCGGGGCTGCTGCCTGATGAGCGATGATCGCCGTGGGGTCGTGGAGTTGCCGCTGGGCGACCGATCGATCCCCCTTCGGTTCACGTGGCGAGCGATTGACCAACTCGGCCGCGTCGGGGTCATTGAGACGCTTGACCTGGCGGCCTCAGGCAAGCCGGGCGACATGGCGGCTCTCGCCCGCCTGATCGTCGTCGCCAGTGGCGGCCAGGTCCGTGAGGAAGAGCTGCTCGACGGCTTCGGTCTCCCTGCCGCTGAAGCCTACCTCGCCGTCCTGAAAGCTTGGGCGCTAGCCTCTCGCCGCCCGTCAGGGATTGAGCGTGCCGTAAACCCTCTGATCCGCCTCTGGACGTCGTTGAAGACGCTTTGGAGGCGGCTTTTTCGGTCGGCCTTACCGAAGCTGAGTTCTGGGACCAGACGCCCTACCTGACCCATCTGGCTATTCGGTCGCGCGGCCGTCGGGCCATCGAAATGGCGACAGCCCACGGATGGATGAGCGAGCGATTTGCTCGGGAGCCGCGCCTTTCGCGCCTGTCGCACTATCTGGAGGATCGCGAGGAGGAGGTCGCGGACGCGGGTGACGCCCTTATCGCCAGCTTCGCGATGATGCATGGGCTTGGAGTTGATGAGGCTTCCGACGCCGAATAGGGTTCGCCGAGCGGATGGAGGGGCGGATGATCGCGTGGTTTATAATTATCGTGCTGGGGCTGATCGCTGCTGCTGTCGTGCTTTCAGTGGTGGCGAATGCCCTTCAGCTTTTTGTCATCGTCCGCAAAAAGCCGGAAGATCAGTCATCCGACCCGCCTTCCGGCTGAAGTGCTCTCTCAACTAGCCGCCGTATGGCCTCAGGCCTTGTCGGCTCGGGATTCTGACGCTCGCGCCACTCATCAAGCGCGGCGAGTTCCTCATCTGGCATTCGGACCATGACGCCGGTCTTCCGTCCGCCCGTTGATGGGCGGCCGCGCGATTTCGGGGTATCCGGTATTGACGAGGGCATGAGTTACGGGTATCCGTAAATGCGAACCGAGGCAAGGGCGGCAACCCAAGCCTCGGCTCTAAACCGCAACGGATCGTATGAGGATCACGTCATGGCCTACGCGCCTTCTATCATGCTCGCCCGTGTGAATCCCACCTGGGTTCCGCCCGCCGAGATTTATGAGCCGCTCGCCCCGTTCTTCAACGGACGCGGCGCCGCCCCGATCATCAACCAGCCCGCTCCGAAGCGCCCTGCACCTACGCGGGAGTTAGTGGCATGCTGAACCGTCGAACCTTCTTCGGCGCGACCGCTGCTGTTGCCATTGCCGCTGCCCCGGCCGTCACCGTCGCAGACGTCTCGGCCGACCGGGAGCTTTTGGAGCTGGGACGCCAGTGGGAGATCGCTGTCGAGCGGCGGGCAACCGCTGCCGAACTCGCTGATCGCTTGCTGGCCGAGTACGATAGAACGAAGCCTGAGACACCGCGACTCCGCGCAACCGCAGAGGATTGTGAGCGCGGCATCGGCCGCAATGGCGGGGTGGGGGCGACGATCCCTTGGGAGAGTGTGCTGCTGGTCTGCCGCCGCGCTCGCGAATGGCGCGCCCAGCCGGAACACATGCCGGGACGCATGAAGTGGGCAGAGCGTTTTGAGCGCGCCTATGAGCGGCACGACACTGCGCTGAGGCTTCATGCTGAGAGCATCGGCCTAACGGCTGCAGATGCTGAATACGATGCGGCCTATGACGCTCTGAACGCTATTGAGGAGCGGATCGTCGCGGCGCCGTGCTCCAGTCTGGAGGGGCTGAGGGTCAAGGCGCGGGTCGCCAAACGTCTGATCCCGCCTATCACGGACACGGACAACGACTGGCACGACACGGCTGCCCTGTCCGTCATCGACTCCATCCTGAGTGGAAGGTGATCTAAGGGCAGCGAGAGGGCGGCTTATACCCCTTTGGTGTCCTACGAAGTTTCCTGATGGCGACAGGCATTCTGCAGATTTGGTGAGCGAATGCAGACGCTTTACCCGCAGTGATGCCCTGGGCTCTAGGCTATCGTGGCCTCTGCCAGAGTTTGACGCAGTGGGGGAATAGAGCCGGTTACTCTGCCCTAACCGTACGGGCGCAAAACAAGGCGGAAAGGGCGTTGCGCCTGATTCACCGCGTTTAGATTTCGAGAATCCCTTCGGGGGTGTCCGGCTGCTCCAACAGCCGGTCTGGGCGGCGGGACGGACTTGCCCGTGGAAAGCCATTTCCATCCCGCCGCCGCTTTCCACCGCCGTTGGAGCGGCAGAAGAGCAAGGAGCCCTACATGGGCGAGATTGTTACGGTCAACTTCCGTGGAGACGAACTCTACGGTTTCAAACAGGACGACGGTGTGTTTGTCGCCCTGACTCCTATCTGCGACGCGATGGGGATTTCGTGGGAGCCGCAACGCAAGCGTCTTCACCGTGACCCCGTTTTGTCGGAAGCCACCTCCATCATGGAGGTGCCTTTTGGCGGGCATCGCGGGCAGGCTGTCACCTGTCTGAAGATGGAGATGCTGAACGGCTTTCTTTTCGGCATCGACTCATCGCGGATCAAGGATGATGAGGTTCGCGAAAGGGTCATCCTGTATCAACGGGAATGCTACGCCGTTCTCCATGCCCACTTCTCCGGCAAGCGGGGCGGACTTGAACCGGCCAACGACCTGCCGGACGGCACCCGCACCTTTGGCGAGAGCATCCGCTTGGTGACAGAGGTCCGACAGACCTGGGGATCGCAGGCGGCTCGGGAGATCTACTTCCATGAGAAGCTCCCGGTGACGCCCTCGATGCTCCAGCAGCCCCAGGCGGACCTGTTCACCTACACCGCGATCCGTCGAGACCCGGAGGCAGCGTAATGAACCTCCCGACCTCCGAAAGCGAAAAGCGCGAGTTGGTCGAGGAGTGTCGCCGTTTGTGGGGCGACGAGATCGCCACGCTACTGGCGGAAGACCTCGGCCTTAGGCCGAAACAGGGGTCTCAAGAGACCCTGCATTAAACGGGGAGGGCGATCCTTACGGGTCGCCGTTTCTCCATGGGAGATTGTTGTTCAGACTAAGGAAGCCCTCTTGGAACTCGTCACTGAAGTGAGCATAACTGCGAAATCTCAATCAGCGTTGGTTTCGGAATGGCAATTAAATTCATTGATCATTCATCTTCGAAATGCAAATATGGCTTCGCGTCTGGGACGAGTCGCCGAGCGTCTCACTTTGAGGGCATGACCCTCAACAGCCCAGTCGCCCCTAACCAGGCAGCTCAATGACGTATCTTTGCTACGTCGATGAATCAGGTACTCCTGATGTTCCTGGTACCTCTTCGCATTTCGTTCTTGCAGGTTTAGCCATCCCCATCGAGCGGTGGCAGGAAGCTGACCGTGCGATCACAGCTATTCTCCAGAAATACGACTTGGAAGACGGCGAAGTGCACACAGCTTGGCTGTTAAGGGGTTATCCAGAGCAAGGAAAAATAGCCGGTTTTGAGGCGATGTCGCGCTTGGAGCGGCGAGCAGCGGTCCATCGGTATCGCGCTTCTGAGCTCCTGCGCCTACGAAAAATGAAAAGCCCCAAGCCAGCACGGCAGGCGAAGAAGACTTACGCTCACACCGAAGAGTACACGCATCTAACGCGCGATGAACGGCGGGCCGTAGTAGTTGAAATTGCGCAGTGTATATCCGGATGGGACTTCGCCGTCCTGTTTTTCGAAGCGATCGATAAGCTGCACTTCGATCCAATAAAAACAGGACGATCGATCGGTGAGCAGGCATTCGAGCAGCTGGTGTCTCGATTTGAGCAATTTCTCGCTCGGAACAACGAGCTTCCGGTTCACGGTCTCCTTGTTCACGACAACAACCACACCATAGCAAAAAGACACACGCAGATGATGCGTGAGTTCCACAAGCAAGGGACGCTATGGGCTAGAATTGATCGGATAAATGAAACGCCGATGTTCGTTGACAGCAAGCTAACCAGAATGGTGCAGATGGCTGATCTTTGCAGTTACGCTATTCGCCGTTACGTGGAAAACGGCGAAACGGAGTTAATAAAACCACTTCTAGCCCGCACAGACACCGTCAATGATCGAAAATCTGCGACCCCCACGCTTGTTGCGGTAGGCGGTCGTCACTTTGCGAAAATGAATTGCGAGTGTGAAATCTGCATCGCTCACACTCCTTGGCGAAAGCAAGCGAAGTGAGGCGGAATGCTGGTCTCATGTAAGAGACGCGTCCCATCATTTTAATCAAAGGCTCGCTCCGGCGGGCCTTTTTCATGCCCGCAGCCCACCCGTAATCCCGGAGCCTCCCCATGTCCGACGCCCCCATTGTGGGTTCGGCAGCCTTTGAGCTGCGTGCCACGACCGACAAGCTGAAGTCCGACCTGGCCCGCGCTGAGCGCGAGACCAAGGCCGAGATGAAGAAGGTCGAGGACGCCGCTCGCCATGCTCAGGCTGAGCTGAAGCGCGCCTTCTCGGATGCTGGTCACAGCGAGTTCGAGCGCTCTATGCGGATCATCCGCAACGCCTCGAACTACACCGAGGACGAGGTGCGGGCGGCAGCCGAGCGGGTCGCCAAAGACCTGAAGGGTCGATACCGCGATCTGGGCGCCGACATCGGCCAGACGTTCGCGGGCATTTCGCGATCCGCCCAACTCGCCTTCGCAGCGATCACGGCCTACTCGCTGAAACTCGCGGCCGACGCCGAGGACATCGACGACGCATTCGCCTTCACATTCACCTCTATGGAGGCGAAGGCCCGGAAATCGGCTGAGCAAATCGCCGCAAGCTTCGAGCGAACCGAGACGCAGATCAAAGGCAACATGACGACGCTGTATCAAGTCCTGACGGGCTTGGGCGTTGAAACTGAAGCCTCGTTTGGCGCGGCAATGGCGCTGACGCAGCGCTCGATCGATCTGGCATCACAGAAGGGCATCAGTGATGCTCGGGCGTTCCAGGCGATCCTTGGCGGCCTCACGGGCGAGACGGAGCCTCTCAAAAATCTTGGCGTCGTACTCAGCCAAGCTGCGGTCGAGGCGGAACTCCTGCGGATGGGCTTCAAGGGCAATGCGTCTGAGGCCACGGAAGCCCAGAAGGCTGCGGCTCGCCTCAATCTGATCCTTGAGAAGACCTCGACCGCGCAGGGCGACGTAGCGCGAACGGCGGACAGTGCGAACAACAAAACCAAGGCCATGCAAACCGCGTTCAACAACGCGGCCGAGAGCCTCGGCGAAGAGCTGTTGCCCGCGATGACGCAGGTGTTCGGCGCGGCAACGAATGTTCTCAAGGCTTTCAACGATTTGCCAAGCGGCGTCCAGGTAGCGGGTCTCGCCTTTTTGGGGCTGATTGCTGCTGGAGGCCCTATTGCCGGGCTTCTGGCGAACCTCGGCAAGGTCATTGCGCTAGCGAAAGAGACGCGGCTGGCCCTGATCGCCGCAGGGGCTGCTGGGTCGGCTGCTGGAGCAGGTGCAGGAGCGGGCGCTGCGGGCGGCGCAGCAGCAGGGTTGGCCGGTGGAAAGCTGGTCGGCCTTGCAACATCGCCTGCAGCCGCCATGACGCTAGCGCTTGCGGTTTCCGGCGACACAAAAGGCCCTGATACCGACGCTCAGTCTCGGGTTAACAACGCGCTCCGCGAGGAAGAGCGTTTGCGAGGTCGGATTGCGCAGCTCACTCGCGAAGGCAAGGCCGCAGAGGCACAACGTCAGCAAGACTATCTGAACCGCGTTCAGGCCCAGCGCGAGATCACGCAGAACGTGCTGGCCGGCGCCAAGTTGGCTGGTGAGGTCGCCAAAGACCTAGGAGCGCCGGACACGCAAGTCATAGGTGGCTTTACCGCCACTCTCCCGCCCGGTGCGAACCCCAAGGGGGACAACGGCGGCAGCGGTCGCGGCCGCGCAGGTCCGACCGAAGCCGACATCGCAGCTATGCGCGAGGCGCTCGACCTGCAGAACGCCCTGGACCTCGCCCGAGCCAGCGGCAACAGCGCACAGATCAAGGCGCTGGAGCGGAAGCAGGAACTGGCGCGACTGACGGCCGACTTTGAGCGAGCCGGGTATGCGGACGCCGCCACCAAGGCGCAGGACCACCTGAAAGCCCTGGACGCGGTTCGTGAACGCTCCGAACAGATCGCCGATTGGGAAAAGAAGAGCCTCGCATTCTGGGAGGAGCTTGGTGAAAGCGTTCGGCGCCAGAACGACCTCCTCCTCGACCGCCTGGGCTTCGAAGCCGAGATCGCCCGACTGGAAGGCGACCCCGACCGCATCAAGGAGCGGGAGCGCGAACTCTGGATCGAACAGCGGATCAACGACCTGCTGTCGCTGCGGCCAGAACTGACGGCGGAAGCGGGCCGCGCCCAAGCCGAGAACGAATGGCAGCGCCTCGACGCGGCCGACCAGACCGGCCGGATGCGTGACGAGTTCCGCTACGCCTTCACCGATGGGATCAAGGCCGCCATCGACGGCGACCTCGGCGGCTTTTTCGACAACCTGGCCGACCGCTTCACGACGCGGATGCTCGACAACTTGGCGGACGACCTGTTCGACCTGCTGACCGACGCGGCCAAGGGTCTCGGCAAGGAAGGCGGCGGCTTCTGGTCGTCCATCGCCAGCGGCATCGGTTCATTCTTCAACTTCGGCGGGGGCAGGGCGACCGGCGGCGCCATGTCAGGCGGCAACTGGTATCGCGTCGGTGAGCACGGGCCTGAGGACATTCTCATGCCGCGCAACGGGTTCGCGATGCCGCTGGGCGCGCTGGCCTCTGGCGGGTCAGGACAGGCCCAAGTCCAGCGCGTCCAGCACGAGGTCATCGTCAGGCCGGAGCGGGACAGCTTCATCGCCTTGGCTTCGGACGCCGCCGCGCCGGTTGCTGCCCAAGCCGCCATGGGCGCGGTGAAGGTCGTCCAGCATCAGGTCGAGTCCCAGCAGCGCCGTTCACGTCAGAGGCTCGCCTGATGGCTATCGCTCTCCCCCTCAGCCCCGCGCCCAGGGGCATCACGCCCCGGCTGCTGTCCAAGCGCCTTGATCAGGAGCCGACCTTCGGGGGCAGCGTCAGCCGCGTTCGTCGCCTGGGCTCCAAGTGGGCCTTCGACGTCGAGCTTCCGCCGATGATGTATGTGGACGCGATGGCGTGGGTCGCGGCCCTGTCTAGCGCTGAGGCCGACACGGTGCTGCTGAACCTGCCGCAGCCCGGCTTCGCGACAGGCAGCCCCGGCAATCCGCTCGTCAACGGCGTCGGCCAACTCGGCTCGTTGCTCAACCTGGACGGCTTCTCGACCTACACCGCCAAGGCAGGCCAGTGGTTCAGTCTGGTCATGGCCGGGCGCCGCTACGTCCACCAGGTCGCCGAGGACCAAGCGGCTTCGGCGGGGGCGATGGTTGGGCTGAAGATCAACCCGATGCTTCGCCGCTCGCCGGCCGACAACACCGTCGCCGAGTTCGCTCAGCCCAAGGTCGAGGGCTTCCTCAGCGGCCGGGAAACTACCTGGACTGTCGACGTGGCCCGCACCGTGGGCCTGAGCTTCACCATCACCGAACGAGAGTAACTCATGGCCATGAATGCGGCTCTGGAAGCTGCGCTGAAAGGCGCGGCTCCTTTGGTGTGCCTGCTGCTCCAGATCGAACTGCCGGGTCACACGATCCGGATCATCGATGGGGTGGGGCAGGTCGTCTTCCATGGCCACACCTTCAACAGCAAGGACCCGATCTACGGCACGCTCAGCGCCGTGGAGGACACTAGCGAGCAGATCGGCGTCGAGGCTCCGAAGATGCGCATGGTGCTCCTGCCGGAGTCTGAAGCGGCGATGGCGAAGCTCGTCCACCCGACCGCTCAGGGCTCGCCCGTTTCCCTGTGGTTCGGTGCGATCGATCAGATCACCGGCCACCTGATCGGAGAGCCGGAATTGGTCTTCGCGGGGGAACTGGACACGGCGGATATCGACGCGAGCGAAGAGACGACGGTCATCTGGTTTGAGGTGTCGTCGATCTGGGAGCGGCTATTCGACGATAACGAGGGCCACCGCTGGAACGACGCCTTCTGGACCCACCTCTACGGCTCCAACGCCCGCGCCTTCCAGCACGTCACCAACGCCGGCCAGAAGCTGTTCTGGGGCTACAACGGCCCGTCCTCGGGCTCGGGCGGCTCATACGGCGGCGGCAACGGCTCCATCGGCGGCGGTGGCGGCAACGTGGTGCAGCAACAAGTATGACAGAGCTAGAATTGCGGGTGGCCGCCACGGAAGCCACCTTCGCCCGGTTCCACGGACAACTGTTGGTTCTGGGCAGGACGGACTGCGCCCGCATGGTGGCCTTCCACCTGAAGCAGTTGGGCTTCAAGGCCTCGCTGCTGAAGGCCGGCTCCTACTCAACGCCAGTGGGCGCGCGCCGAGCACTGAAGGCGATGGGCGTCTCTTCGCTTTCCGAGATTATGGACCGGCACTTCCCGCGTATCGCGCCGGCTGAAGCGCGGACGGGCGATGTGCTGTGCGGCCCGTCCGACGACGGGATGGGCGACGCAATGGCGATCCGCCTGCATCGGGAAAACGCCCTAGCCTTCCTGAACGGCGTCTGCGGCGAAGTCGTCATTTCTGAATACGTGGCCGCCTGGAGGGTCGTGTAATGCCTCAACTGGCTGGCGCTGCTGCTGCATGGGCTGTGACGGCCTGGACCTCCGCTGTTACGGTTGTGAACACGGCTATGGTTGCGGCCGCTGGAGCCGCGCTTCCGGGCCTGTCGTTCAGCGCCCAGTTGGCCGTCGCCAACTTCGCGACCAAGGCTGTCGTTTTCGGGGGGCTGGCCGCAGCGTCTGCAGCGCTGATGCGCCCGAACATCCCGTCATCCGGCACCTCGCTCGACTTCAAGCCTGACCCCAAGGCCCCGGTGCGCGGCGCCATGGGCTATACGGCGCTGGGCGGCAACAAGGTCTTTCAGTCGACCTGGGGCTACAAGAAGGTCGCCATGTCGCTGGGCGTGGCGCTGTCGCTCGGCCCGATCGATCAGGTCCCGCGCTTCGAGGCGGACGGCGCGACCGTCACCTTCAGCGGCCCGCAGAACGAGGCGACCGGCTTCTACGCCGCCGACATGTGGCAGCGGACGACGCTGGGCCTGCCCGGCGATGCGGCCCTCCTTCCTCCGACGGGCCTGAAGTACGGCAACCCCGGCCTGACGGGCTGGGGCCCGCAGCACGCGGCGCCGCAGGTCTCATTCTCCTTCTGGACGATGGTGCTGGCGAAGAACCCGGAGGACCGGGACGTATTCACCAACGGCGTCCCCGATCCGCGCTGGATCGGCCGCTGGATGAAGGTCTGGCAGCCTCGCTATGACTCGACTTATCCGGGTGGAAGCGGTCCGCAGCGTCGCGACGACTGGCGCACCTGGGGCTGGTCGGAGAACCCCTACGACCACGCGCTCGCGTGGGTGCGTGGTCACTACAAGCTGAACCTCGACGGCTCCATCGACCGCAGCAAGCGGATCGCGGGCGTCGGAGCGCCGGATAACGCCATCGACATTCCCGCCTTTGTCGAAGGCGCCAACATCGCGGATGCGAATGGCTGGACGATCTCGGGCGAGTGGTCGACGGGCGACGGCAAGTTCCAGACGCTGCTGGCCATGCTTCAGGCGGGCGGCGGCGAGCCGATCAGCCGCGGCGCGCAGATCAGCGTCCTGGTCAACGCCCCGCGCGTCGCGACCTACACCTACACCCGCGACGACCTGATCGGTCAGGCCGAAATCCGGCCGCTGACGCCGCGCCGCGAGCGCAAGAACACCATCATCCCGCGCTACAAGTCGGAGGCGAACGGCTGGCAATACGTCCCGGCCGGCGAGGTCACGTCTTCCGTCTACCGCGACGAGGACCGGGGCGAGCCGCGCTCGCTGGAGATCGAGTACACCCACGTCCGCAACGCCAAGCAGGCCGGGCAACTGGCGGCCTATGACCTGGCCAACCTGCGCGAGGGTCTGACGGCGACCCTGCCGTCCAAGGTCCACCTGATGCACGTCCATCCGGGCGCCTGCATCACTGTGGACGTGCCCGAACTGGCGCTGGCCGGACAGAAGTTCATCGTTCGCCGCGCCACGACGAACCATCAGGCTGCGAGCGTGACGCTGGAGCTGCGCTCGGAGAGCGACGCTAAGCACGCATGGGCTCTAGGCCAGGCCGCCCAGCCTGCGCCGTCGCCCGCCTTGTCGGCTGTCGATCCCAAGTACGTCCCGCCGCCCGCTGCGGAAGACTGGACCGTCCTGCCCAAGCCGCCCGGCGACGGCGGCGTGTCGCAGCCGATCTTCGTGATCGAGGCGCCGGTCGAGACGACGGACATCGCGGCCGTCATCATCAAGCACGGCCCCAGCGCCTCGGGTCCCTGGACCGATGGCTATGAGGGCTCGCCGCGGGCTGATGGGCGGTATGAGATCGCCGGGCTGACGCCGGGCCAGACCTACTGCATCTCACTGCAGTACGTCGCAAAGAACGGCGCGAAGAGCGATCCGGACATCAAATGCGGCATCGTGGCGGGCGACCTGATCGCGGGCGACACCACCCACCTGAAGGGCGAGCCGGTTCAGGACGTGTTGGACAGGGTGACGGACACGGCGACGCTGGCGGATCAGAACCGTCAAGCGGTCGAGGCGCTGGAAGAGGTCTACGGCGACACGGTTAGCGCGGCGACTTCGGCTGCGGCTGCGGCTGCGTCAGAGGCTGCGGCCACCCAGGCAAAGGCTGACGCGCTCATCGCTAAGGGTGAGGCGCAGGCTTCCGCGACGACGGCTGCCACCAAAGCCACGGAAGCGGCAGGCTCGGCTTCAGCGGCGCTGACCAGCAAGAACGACGCGGCAGCAAGCGCCGCCACGGCGACGACCAAGGCGCAGGACGCAACTAACGCGGCTGCTTCGGCCACGACTCAAGCAGGGCTTGCGGCTGGGTCCGCAACGTCGGCTGGCGGGTCTGCTACCGCAGCGGCCGGGTCAGCATCTACGGCTGCCACCAAGGCCACCGAAGCCGGAAACAGCGCCACGGCGGCGAACGCATCCAAGGTCGCGGCTGAGAGCGCCCGTGATACGGCGGATCAGAAAGCCACGGCGGCGGCATCGTCGGCAACGTCTGCGGCTACCTCGGCAACGTCTGCGGGGATGTCCGCAAGCGCTGCCCAGACGGCAAAGATCGCAGCCGAAACGGCTCGGGCAGGCGCGGAAACGGCTCAGACCTCAGCGGCCAACAGCGCGACGACGGCGACCGGGGCCGCATCCACGGCGACGACGCAGGCCGGGATCGCCACCACGGCAAAGAACGATGCGCAGGCGGCGTCTTCTGCCGCTGTGACGGCCCGCAATCAGGCCTCATCGTTCGCCGATGCGGCGGGTGTAAGCGCTGGGGCCTCGGCGGCGTCTTCGGTCACCGCAGCGGCCGCGCGAGACGGAGCGCTGTCTGCCGCCATAGACGGCATACCGTCGACGGTTGATCGGGCGTTCTGGTCGAGCGCTGACGGCAACGGCGGCGGAAGGATCGGCAACTACGGCCGCCACCCGCGCGGGCGAGGCCCTGACTTACCGCAATCAGGCAGCGTCGTCGGCTTCGGATGCGGCAGGTTCGGCCGCCACGGCCTCGACGGCTTCGGGCACTGCGGTGACGGCTCGCGATGCCGCCATAGGGGCGCGCAACGACGCTCAGGCAGCGGCGGCCACGGCAGTCACGCAGTCGTCCAGCGCCAGCGCATCGGCGGCGGCGGCTCAACTCAGCGCCAACCTCGCTGCCCAGATCGGCGGCGGGTCGATGAACCAAAACCCGACTTTCTCCGCATGGAGCGGGTCTGAATCTGCTGGTCCTGACAACTGGTTCGCGGTCAACGCAGGCAATGGCGTTCTGTCGAAGGGGCCGGGAGCCAACGGTCAGCCGCAAAGCCTGCGGACGGCTTCGACCGGCACCGCCAACTACAGCGTCAACAGTTCGACGTTCGCGGGTGCGGTCGGCGGCGAGTGGCTGGCGCTTACGGTTGAGTTTACGCTCGTGTCCGGCGACCTGCGCGGGTCCGGCGTGCAAATCCACAAGCGCCAGGACGGCTCACAGATCGGCGGCAGCCTGAGCCTGAACTTCGCCACCGAGGCCGATGCCGCGGGCCACGTCGCGGGATCGGGCGTGGCGGGGAGGCGCTATACCTTCACCAAGCTGCTGGACGGACGACAAGCCGGAGTGAACGGCTATTCAGTCTTCGCGCGAACGCGGCTGTCCACGTTCAGCCCGGTTGGGGCGGTGACGATCGATTGGCACCGTGTGTCGGTCGAAGTGGCGACGGCTGAGCAGGTAGAGACCAACACCGTCCTCCCAGCCGTGCAGGCGCAGTTGGCCATCGTGGCCGATGTGGCGGCTTCAGCAAACGGAACCGCAAAGGCCATCCACGGCGTCGTGATGGACGTCAACGGCTATGTCAGCGGATATGGCTCGGTCAATGACGGGGTGACTTCCGCCTTTGAGGTCCTGGCTGCAAACTTCGGCATACGGGACCCTGGCTCGGGGGAACGAACCGAATATCGCGGCGGCATCTGGGATATCTACAGCCCTGCGGAGAACACTCGAACCCGCTATGGCAAAGCGTTCGGCGGCGCACAGAAGCTGGTCTGGTGGACCGGCCCGCAGTCCGTCGCTGAAGGTTCGGAAACC